GTAATACCTGGTATAGCACGAATATCTGAAAGTATGTCTGTTAAAGATCTATCTTCTGTATTTACTACAAGTTTTCCCTGAACTTTGTATACGTTAGGGTTCATTGATTCTAGTATGTTCTTTAAGCTTATCATAGTTTACCAGTATCCTGTGAAATTTGATTTTAATCCTAATAATTTGGCATATCTTGGAAGTCTGCAGCTCCAGTAGTTAGCTGAAGTCTTATCTTTTGCTTGAGCACATTTATGACGGGCTGCAAAACTCTTTCTTGCTTTTGGGTTGTTTATCTTTGCACTTAAACCAGTAGTATCTCCAAAAGAAACCTTCTTTATGCCACCTGTTTTTGGGTTTCTAACATAAACGTAGAACTTTTTGCTTCCTCCTCTATGTGGTTTATTCAATTCAGGAGTCTTTTTCTTTGCTTTTTTCTTTACTTCTAGCAAGAAATCTATTGTCATTGGGTAATCTAAAGGAACTTTTACTCCTTTATACTCTCCAAACTTACCAAGATCTGTGTTATCAAAGTACCAGCTATCTTGTTCTGATAGTTCTAGTAGTTCTTTTTCATAAAGTGATCTAGCTTCTGTAAATAAAGATACAAAACTTATAGATTGCGGCCTATAAATATTCTCATTTAAGTCTATACCATTCTCTAAATGGTAATTTAGGCCCTCTGATAAGAGAAGCCTATTTACTGATTCATTTAATGCTATTCCTTGTCTTGTACAGCAATCCATTAGTGTAAGAATTGTAGTTTGTATTTTGTTGATTCAATTAGAGCTACTATTTCATCTATTTGGTTTTGCAAATATGTGTCTTGAGGAAGTGTTTTTCTTACAGCTTCTACATATTGAGACAATCCCATGAAATACATAAGAGGATTTCCACCTTCTCTAAAGTTTGCTGGAGATTCATACCCAGTTATAATACCATATTTACCTTGATAAGACTCAACAAAGTCATCTATCAGATCAACTATGTCTTCATAATAGCCTTGTAATGCTTTATGCTCTGCATAAGAGGATTGATCCATCACTTGCCAGTGAAATATATGAGCTTGCGTTCTTGATGCAAGCATTGTTGATACAAATTTTACTACTATTGGGTTCATTTTATTTTACTTTTGTTAAATTTGATATATGATATGATTTACCATTGTCTAATACTATAAAGCTTCCAGATATTTCTTTAACTCTACTAGTACCTCCACCGTAATTCTTATCTATTTTCACTTTATCACCAACTTCTAAACTATTATTACTTTTATTCTCATTTATTTTACTTAGATCATTAGTATAAATTAATGTAATATTTCCAGTCTTTTTATTTTTTAGCTTTGCCTTTCCATTCTTATTAATATCTAAAACTTCATATTCTGTAGTATAATCTTCTTCTGTAGAAGCAAACTTTTTCTCTACAGTATCACCTTTTTGTATATTTTCACTCAACTCTTTTTTTTTAGAGTCGTCTTCTTCTTCAATTGGCTTTTTTGCCTTCTCTACTTTTTCAAGCTTGTCCATTAAGTTTTTAATCTTAGTTTCTATAGCTTCTACATGAGATTTATGTGTGCCAGCATCTTTAGGATTATCTTTTGCCATCTTCATATGGTCTTTTCTTTCCTTTTCTAGCTTATCTATTGCCTTTTGGAGCTTTGTAGTAACAGTTCCTTTCTTCTCTTCTAGCTTTTTCATGCTAGTTATGTGGTCAGCATGAGCTTTTTCAGCTGCTTTTTGAGCTTCTTCTATGCTTTTATAGGCACCATATACTGTTTGGTGGTCAATTCCAGAGTGTGAACAACCCATTACAGGGTCGATTTCTTTTACCATGTCTTGAACATTAGTATATGTATCTGGACGTAGTACAAGATATACATTTCCTACGGTATTATCGTACTGGCCTTCGCTTTTTACCTTTGCCGGTAATCCTTTATGCTTTGTAGAAGCAAAATCTGCTGCTGATTTCTTTGTCATTGTATTTGCTAGTTGTTTTACTTTTGCTGATGGTGATTTTAATTGCCCGGTTTGAGCTGCATGTACCATTCCCATTAGGCGTTGTTGTGATTTAGACGTTGAAGGCATTACTTTTTTTATTAATAAATATCCTGAGCTTTTGCTTTGGCTAATTCTTCTTTGATTTTTTGATACATTTCTGTCTTATCACCTCCTTGCCACTCTTCTACATCTCCTGCTTCTGTAATAAAGACCTCTTTTTCTTTATACCACGAGTCTATTGCTGCTTCTATTTGTTCAAGATCAAAATTCCTATTAGCTATTTGCTGATTTTTAGCGTATTCATCCCAGTTTCCTGTCTTTTTAACTTCAGCTTCCATATCTATGACACAATTCAAACACATTTGGTGTATTTTATACATCTTTTTGTTTGCAATATCTGTTTTCATAGGCTCTTTACACTTTGGGCAGCATATTGGCAAGAATGCAAGCTTTTTTATCTCGTCCATCTTTGTCATGGTTTGCTTAATACCATTCTTTATTGTCCAAGTTTTGCCTCCTTCTTCCCAAATGTCTCCTTCTTTATGGTCAACTATTTGCTTTTCATAACCAGCTTGTACTTGAGTTCTATCTCCTTGATTTCCTGTAAGAAGATTACGCATCCTTTGTACATCTGCTTTCTTAAATTCCTTTTTTAAAACCGTTTTTTGTTCTGACATAGACTATTTCTTTACATTTTCGTATATTAATGGCTGTATTTTGCCGTATTCTCTCATTATTATTCCTGCAACTTCATGTGCTTTGTTCTCTATTGGAGATCCAGTCTCGCCAGAATGCGCATCTAACATGCCTAATTCATTTTGACGATGATGACATAGCTCATGTGCTAATGTTCTGCATATATCTGCTAGATTTCTATTGCCTATATACACTACAAGAGCTCTTTGTTCATTCTTATATTGACCAAAAGTCCTGTTTTGTAGAACCCAGTTCCTATTTTTTATGAAATTTATCTTAGGAAGCTGGTCTATTCTCATTGATTCTTTACAAAAGTCAATAAAATCTACTAGTATTTTTGCTTTTTCTTGTAATTCCATGGCTATTTATCTGATTGGAATGCCGATTGCATACCTCTGATTATGAAAGATCCAGTTATCTTGTATGGTTTATCATAGACTTTCTTATCTCTGACTACAATGCCTTCTTGTTTATCTACATCTCCTATTGGAGACTTCATAGACTTAAGTAAAGCATCACCAAGTACCATTGTAGCTTCATATATTGCAAAAGAATCTATTGCTTTTTGTGTATCTTTAGGATCTGCTATTAATTCATCTATAGGTTTACCATCTTTTATTGATAAGAATACTTGTTTGCTTAAAGCATCTACAGTTTTACCATCTTTTAATTTTATTGTCTCTCCTTTTGTATTTTTTGCTTTACTAAGCCAGTCATTTAAAGACTTAGTTTCTTTTTTACCTTTACTTAATACTATAGAATAGCTTTTTGATAATACAGAAGAGTAGTTTGGTTTTGATTCAAGCGTTGCATCTATTGATCCAACTATCTCAAAGCCTTCAGCATTAGCTATAGGCTCCATTTTTTTGATTAATTTATCTAGTACTGTTTGATCATAAGAAACTTCTTTTGTCCCTCTCCTTTTTGGAGTAACTTGTTCTACTTCTAAAAGACCATGAATTGCTAAAAAGTTATTTTGATATTGCTGAACATTAGATGTACCTTCAACATATTCAGTATTAAACATGATGTTTGGGTTATCTATCATACCTAATTGTTGCAATTCAGGCTTTATTTTAGGAAGTGCTTTATTAAATATGTCTAATACTTTACCTCCTACTTTAATCATACCGTGTCCTTCACCAAATCTATCTGTAAGATCTGCTTTTGTTATACCTTTTACATCTAATGGTTTATTAGATCCACGATCCATTACAAATTGTTTCTTTCCATCTATATCAGCAAGTCTTACTGATGCATTTAAACCATCTATTTTAACAGAAGATTTATTATTTTGTAAGAAATTAGCAGTCTCATCAAACACTTTTTTAAGATCTTGACCTGTTTTTACTGAAGGAATATCAAATGGGTGAGCCATATGACCTGCTGCACCGCCTTCTTTAATTAATGTCTTTCTAACTATGTGTTCTACTATTAGATTCTTTAGCTTATACATGAATTCTTTTATTGCAGATTTACTAAACTTTTGCTGTAGCATCTTTGCTATTTTAGGATCATACCAGCCGAAAATTTCTTTGAACAGTGTCTTATATTGCTCTTGATCTTTGGTGTTGCCCAGAGCGTCCCTAACAGCGGTTCCTGACATTTCTCCGTGTCCTGGTATATCTAATGATATATTCGGTGCTACAACTAAGTAGCCATGCTTGTCAAAGCCGTCAAGTTTTCCTTTATTTTTATTATATGATTGAAAATAGCTAGGACTTCCATCCTTTTTTGGCTTCATAGAGAACCTAGGATCTTCTTTCATGTCCTTTTCACCTACCATAAACACTACAGAAGTGTCTTCAGGATCAAATCTTGACATGAGTTCTTGAGCTTGATATGGATTTTTAACCTCTACAAGCTTATCTCCTAGTCCGTATTTTGATATTACTTGCTTTTTTTCTTCAAAACTAAGAGGACTTTTAGGAGGATCTACCTTGTTTGATGTAACAATGTAGCAATTTCCCTCTCCAAACTGCTTCTCTAGCCATCTGAATGCGGCATAGTGGTGTTTTGCAAATGGTTGGAATCTGCCAGGGTATACGGCAATGATTTTTTTGGTCATACTAATAAATATACATTATTCATAGTTGACTTTAGAGCTACCTTCTTTGTTTTTTACTACTTCTATATGGTTATCTACAACATCTTTTATAGAATCGATGTGAGAAATCATTACTATGAACTTGAATTGCGTCTTTAAATAGTCCATTAAAACAGATATGTTGCTCATGTTGCTATGGTCTAGTGCTCCAAAACCTTCATCTATTGCCAAGAAGTTAGGTCTAGGAAGAGATGATGCATTAATCAATGAAGTACGTATAGCTATAGAAGATATAAACTTCTCCATGCCTGAACTTAGCTCTATTGGCCAGAACCTATCATCATCATATACTATAAATGCATTGATATTTTTACCATCAGACTGAATCATTACTTGAAAATCAACTACTTGATTCAAAATGTTATTTATATCATCTTCAATCTTAGGAATTGCACTACTTATCAGATTATAAGGTATACCATCACGGCAAACCGCTGATAAGTAATATTCATAGTACTTATATTGATCTTCTAACTGTTGTAATTTCTCAATAGATTCTTCAGTTTTTTGTTTTTGCTTTTGATAAAATTGTATAGTAC